AGGTGATGTTCGAGCCTTTGGTGTTATGACTCCTGAAGCGATCCGTAATATTGGTATCAATACCAAAGTCATCCTGTCGCAGGACCAAGGCCAGAGGGCTATCGAGAAAGCAAATCTCGCATTGCAGACCCAGGACAGATATTTCCAATCTCCTCCCGAAATGCGTCCGTTCATTCGTCCTATGCTCAAGCGTATTCTTGATGCCATGGGCTTTGAAAGAACCGATGAATTATTGCCTCAGGAAGCACCACCCGATCCTAAGACTGAAGCAGAAATTGCCAAGATGCTTGGCGATAATGCATCGGCCATGGAAAATGCCAATGAGCCAAAGGACGGAGTCTCCGCGATGGCTGCCGGTATGGGGAACAGTAATCCTCAGGGCGCTAATCAATATCAGGGATGAGAAAATACCGGAACATAAAGGGCAACCTCCAGCCTAAACGGATTCTCAAATATTCTGAGGAATGGATCGAATACCGCAAAAGTCGCGGGGCTAATTCAATAAAGGTAGATCATTGCGATGTCGATGCCGACGGCTTTGAAGATGCCATCGTTCGGGATTGGCGCAGCCCCGCATTAAAGAAGTTGCAAACCTGTGCTCAGCCAGCTCCAAGCTCCCCGGGAGTTAAAACCTTTGCAGAGTTAAACCTCACCCCGCCTACTTTTAATGAGTCCAGTGGAGGAACCTGCGAATCTTCGGGCGGTCAATCCGGTACACCCGATCCCGCAACTCTTTACTGTCCAGACCTTGATTATGGGGGTTTTCTACAATCCACTTTTTACCACAGCCCATACGCATATCGCACAAGCTTCAGAAGCTCGGTGTATGTGGATGCGGTTCTTGACGATTGGTATCATATAACATTTACCCGGAGCGCTGATAATGGCGCGATGTATATCAACGGTGAATTGATTTCTGTTGGAACCCTTATGAACAATATCGGGCGAACCAATAATAATTTTTATCTTGGTTGCGTAAAAGCTTCAAGCTGGACTCCGGATAACTTTTTTAATGGTAAATTGGATCAGATAGGTCTTTGGGACAGAGCCTTGGATCCATCCGAAGTTTCTGAGCTTTATAACTCAGGTACGGGTCTGCCCCATGCCAGCTGGGATGCCGCACTTAAAACGGATGAGTCTTATGTTTTAGAGTTTGATCAGGATATCGGGCTTTCCTCAGGCTCCAGTTATGGAGCTTTGACAAATAGTGCGGATGGTAGCGATGTCACGAGCCTGATAAAAAATCAGCAGAGCTCAGATCGTTCTTTTATGCAAACCGGGGGTAAGATTTCTAATTACGCATTTACTCCCATATACGAAGACGACTTGGTATATCCTATACAGGATACGGCGGCAGCATCGGCGGCAGCAGCCAGATATAAACCAGCTCAGTATATGATCATACCTGAAACCCTCGGGTATGCGGATCCGTGGACACTGTCTGTATGGGTTTCTCCGCACGGTCTCGGTTATGGTTATACGACCGCAGGTCAGGTCGCGGGGTCTACTAACACATTCACATACGATAACGAACTTTGGCGCACGACTTACGGGGCGCTTTTCTCGGACTATTCCGGATATAGTAACGGAAATGCGTGGGCGAATTTTATTATATCCTTTAATGGAAAATTCAGAGCTTAAATTTTATGACCGATCTAGTAGTGTTTGATCAGCTTGCTGACATAAAAAAATTAACGACCGATGAAGCTTTTATCCATCTTGAAAAACGCTTTCAAAAAGAAAGAAGCCGGTATCTCGCCAAAATGCTCGATCGTGACACTACCCCCGAGGAGACTTTACACATCAAAGCAGTCATTAACGCACTTGAAGCGTTATCACCGATGGCTCTTGCAGAAAAAACGCTAAAGGTAGAAGCAAAAAACCGGAAAGTAAAACATCCTGAGCTGTTCAAGGTCAAGCGCGGCGCAACCGGTTGATGGCTTAACCCCTCTAAAATTATAGTATTCTCATGCGCTACGGAAACAGTACTCAAACTATCACTTATGTAGGCGCTCCCCCGGCTGGCGGCGGTGGCGGCGGCGGTGGTGGCGTAGGACCCGCCGGACCCGCGGGACCTGCTGGATCGAGTGGAGCTGACGGTGATTCCGCCTATCAGATAGCTGTCGCAAACGGTTTTGTGGGAACTGAGCCCCAGTGGCTAGCCTCATTGGCCGGATCCGCCGGAGCAGTTGGGCCTCAAGGACCTGCCGGACCTGCCGGAGCCGATGGAGCCGATGGATCAATCGGGCCTCAAGGACCTGCCGGAGCCGATGGAGCTGACGGAGCAATCGGGCCTCAAGGAGCTGATGGAGCCGATGGGGCAGATGGAGCGGATGGAGCCGCCGGACCAGGCGGAGATTCCGCGTATCAGATAGCTGTTGCAAACGGTTTTGCGGGAACCGAGGCCGATTGGCTGAGCTCCTTGCAAGCATCCGCAGAAATAATCACAAGCTCGTACACGCACACACTTTCGGACTTAACCGTAGGAGACACCTTCTATGTTTCTGACATCGGAATATATAAAATTTGGCAGGGCACAGGATTTATTGAATTTGGGAAAGCGATCGAACCTTTATCCGTTGACTCTCTTGATATTGGCGACAGCTCGTTTGCAGATGATCCTACATCCGGGACGGCGGGAGCATTTAGATATTCTGATGTTAACGGCGATCATCTCTATATTCATGACGGAACTGCGTGGCACCATATTAACGGAGCGTAATGGGGGATATTAAAGTACACAACAGTGCCGGGGCCAACGATTCTCCACAAACTGTTACGAGTGTAAATAATACAGTAGGTCGGGTAATTGATTTATTTATGACCAAGCAGGAGATGGAAGAGCTCAATAATCAGGTAGCAGCCAACTCACAAACGGTGACAGAAATGGTACAGGATGCCCCCGTCAGTCTAAATTCTTTCAAGGAAGTCTCTGATAATCTGGATGTTGGATCATTTCTCGCCGCACTGGATGGCGGAGAATAAAAAATCAGCCAACCGATTGAGAAAGATCAGGTTCTCCCTGAATATTCACTAAACCTTAATCACACATCTCTATGGCCAATATTTTATCATCTTTAGGATCAGCAGTAGCAACCAAGCTTGGGGAGAAATTATCTTTGGAAGGCGGTACCATGACCGGTGCTCTTGTCGTCCAGGATCCCTCCGCATCTAATCACGCAGCTAACTTAGGACAGGTTGAAACCCTGGAATCTAAAATCGGAAGCTATGCCAGTTATGTAGCAACCTTTGCTGATGTAACGGTTACACTTGATGATACACAGTCAAACATTTTAGCCAGCACCAGCAGTGTTCTGGGTGCAGTCGCAGTCGCTAGCGATACCAGCAATATTTATATATGGAACGGATCCGCATGGGCAGCGACTACAATCGATACTGTAAATGCAGATTTCATTACTATCACCGCAACCATTAATTTATCCGGCGATACAGAATCAAATATCGTGGCTCTCGAAAGCCCATCCGCCGGAGACATCATGTACGGAACGGATACCGATGATCTCTATATCTACTCCGGATCAGAGTGGCACATTTATAACAACGATTCCTAATTAGTTATGACCGATATTAACACATATACCACGGCAGAAATTGCCAATTTAACGCCTCAATCCGGGGATCTCGTTTTAAACACAGATGATAACGCTGTTCAGTTATGGAACGGATCAGCATGGAAGGTTTTCAATTCCGATGTTTCGCCATTCCTAAATCAATACAGCGTAGACTTTGATGGTTCTAATGACCATGTAATCACATCAGCATCGCTAATTGACTACGATGATATGGCTAACGGTTATACCTTTTCGGGTTGGATGTGGCGTGAAGATGTTCCGAGTTTACCTAGTAATGGTGGTACTACAAATTGGCTAGGTGGAGCTTATGCCAGTGCCGATACCAATGCAATTTACCCATACCTGAGATGGTATTTAACAGATGAGTATTGGATGGGAAGCACTTCCCATTTGATTAGATGGTATCACGGTTCGCAGACAATTGATAACAGCGTAACATTACTTCCAAAAGGAACATGGTCGCATCTAGCCGTTACTTGGGATGGAAGTAGTACAGTCACAACTTATTTAAACGGATCGCAACTTGGTCAAAGGACAAATGCCGGTTCGCTTGTAAGTCGGAGTGACAAAATGCTGATTGGTAAAGGAAATTGGTATCACAAAGGTAAAGTGGATGAAGTTGCTTATTGGAACCAAGGTTTATCCTCTTCCGATATAACAGCAATTTATAACAGCGGAGTACCCGATGACTTGAGTTCTTACTCGCCAGTTGGTTGGTGGCGTATGGGCGACAATGATGGGGGAACAGGTACAACCATAACAGACCAAGGAAGCGGTGGTAACGACGCAACGCTAACAAACGGCCCAACTTTCTCAACTGACGTACCAACTTAAAATACTATGAGCAGAAACTACGTAATCATCGACGCATCGGAAGTTCCTTCTGTTGACTTTAATAACGTCCTTGAAACCTCGGCAGAAACTTTAAGATTCTCGGTTGATGGATCTAAGACCTTCGTAAAATTCGAGGGATCAGCCCCAGCATTTCTTGCCGGAAAGCAATCTTATGATCACGCAGAGATTCTAGAAATTTTATCCGGATCCGAATGGACCGCACCAATGGAGGAATTATAATATCATGGCAACAGTAGATGTAATAGCAAACAGAAGCACAGCCTCCGAGATCCTCGGCAAGGCATACTTCGAAACAGACACGAATTCCTTTATCGTATATAATGGTTACGGATGGGTCGAGCTCGAGAGCGATGGCACCGGCGCGGCAACATTCCCAAATCAGTACAGCGTAAACTTTGATGGCACTAATGACGTTATCGCTTTGGGGAACTTAGGTACTGCGGGACGCTCATTAGGGGCGATGTTATTTTGGGTCAATGTCACTAGCACGAATGGAATCCACTCTAATAGCCTTGCAAAGTATCTTGCGAGTTTTGGTGGTAGTGCAGGAGGTATTCTTTGGGGCTATTGGGGTACACCAAAAAACCTTTTGGGACTTTACACCACATCCTATCGAACTCAATTCGACGCGCCTGTTAATGGTGATAAACTCACTGCCGGTTGGCATCTCATAGGTTTAAATCATAATGGTTCATCGTATGACATAATCATAGACGGTGTGACCGCACCTAACGCAATCTTGAACAGCGGTAACACGGGATCATACAGCTCTCAAGTTGCTACTTCAATAATTTCAGGAACAGATTTCGATAATGTGGCGGTGATGGCAGTGCATAACTCGAATTACGCCACCCAGGGCTTATTAGATGAGGTTGCGATTTGGGATTCCGGTTTAACCTCGCAAAACTTAACTGACATTTACAATAGCGGTGTACCAGCGGATTTGACTTCTTACTCACCTGACGGTTGGTGGAGAATGGGGGATTATGAAAGTGGTACAGGCACGACTATAACTGATCAGGGTAGCGGAGGTAACGACGGTACTCTCACAAATGGTCCTACATTTTCAACAACAGTACCCTCTTAATAGCTATGAGAAATTATGTAATCATTGACGCCTCCGAAGTTTCTTCGGTCGATTTTAATCAGGTTCTAGAAACCTCAGCAAATACTTTAAGATTTTCAGTTGATGGATCTAAGACCTTCGTAAAATTTGAAGGATCAGCCCCTGCATTCTTGGCTGGAAAGCCTGCCCACTCTCATTCCGAGATCCTTGAGATTCTCTCAGGTTCTGAGTGGGCCGAGGAGCTTCCTGTAGAATAACATGATCCTGAGGATTGAGGCCACACTCTGTGAGCCTCCGTCCTCAATCACAGCCTTTCGGGATGCAACGCTTTACGCGACGGTATTCCGGCAGCTCGATGTACTCCTTGAATGCGAGGAGGGTACAAGATCAAATTATTGGAGCTGGTTAAAAAGAAACGGAGCACATGATTTTGTGCGTGATCTTATATATCCTTTTGAAGAAGAGGGAACCCCGAGAATGGGGACAAAGAATGCAAATATTCGGGTCGATCGATTAGACGCCCGATCTCTCCCTTTTGCGGTATCCGCAATGCGTTCGCTTACGCAGGGCTGGTATTTATAACAAGCCAGCCGGCCCCGGTATATATGTAGAGCTTATTGGTATCGGATCCCAATGCGAGAGATCCTAATGGATCAGAAGTTCTTGCTTTTATAATACCCTCTGTCGCCACGATTTTGACAACCCCTTTGCTCGATCGAACGGATCCTCCAATCAGACTGGCGAGATCACTCATTCGAAAGATACCCCCAGGCTTTGCTCAACATCCGTGGCCAAGTATCGGATCACACGAGCGTTAATATTTTTCCTTTCCCATCCGTATTGTTTTGCCCATCTACGAACAGTGCCAGCGGAAACATCCATGCGTTCTCGGATCTTTCTTGGTGAAAGGTAGCGAATTTCTTTTGCGACCATAAACGATTAGTAATACTCATTTCCGGTTCTAGCGACCGGTTGCAACCGATTGAGAATAGGGTCTGCCTGTCCGAGTATTATAGCACTTGGAGGTGGGCAGTCTCATCTCTTTTTAACCCAGATTAATCTAACCCATATCTATATAAGCTATGTCCAATATTCTCTCACAAATCGGTAGTGCAGTTAAAGGTAAAATCGACGGCGTTAATACCGCGATTTCTGCTGAAGAAGCAGCTCGTATCGCCGCTGACAGTACCCTCACCACCAATCTTGCATCAGAAGCGAGCACCGCTCGTGCAGCTGAAGCAGCTAACGCAACCGCAATCAGCGACGAGGAAACTCGTGCAACCGCAGCTGAAGGTGTATTGACCTCTAACCTCGCTCAAGAAGTTACTGATCGTACCAACGCAGTTTCTGCTGAAGCATCTGCTCGTTCATCTGCTGATACCACTCTTCAAAGTAACATCGACGACGAAGAGACTGCTCGTATCGCTGCTGACTCGACTCTTACCACTAACTTAGCAACTGAGGTTTCTGATCGTGCTGCTGCAGTTACTGCTGAAGCGACCGCCAGATCTTCTGCTGACACTACTCTTCAAAGCAACATCGACGCTGAAGCAAGCACCGCTAGAGCCGCCGAATCTGCTAACGCTACTGCAATCTCTGACGAAGAGACCGCTCGTATCGCAGCAGTTTCCGCTGAAGCTTCTACCCGTGCAGCAGCAGTAACCAACCTTGACAACATCAAGGCTGATCTTGCCGGTGCATCGTTTACCGGTGATGTTTCTGGAACCAACTTGGTTCTTAGCGGTAACTTGACCGTTCAAGGTACAACCACCAGCTTGGAAACCGTTAACTCTCAGGTTAAAGACTCCATCATGCTTCTCAATGACGGAGCAGGTGACTCATCCAACAACGCAAATGATGTTGGATTGATCATGGAGCGTGGAGCCAGCGAAGACAATGTTGCATTGGTATTCGACGAAGGTGAAGACAAGTTCGTATGCTACAAAACTTCCGCTACCTCTACATCAACTGACATCTCTGGCGACGACTCAAACGCTGAGCTTATGGACATCAAAGTTTCTGATGTTTATGTCGGAGCAGACAACCTTGGATCGTTGGCTGAATTTACCTCTGCGTTGAACGCATAAGGTTTAATCGCCTATTGAATCTCTTAAGGGGTCGGAGGGTAATCCTCTGACCCCTTTTTTTACCCTATCTCCCATGCGTGTAGTCCTTATTTATATATTCCTGGTTATTCTCCTGGCATTGCTAGGAGGATGTAGCATGAAAACATTGTACCCAACCTTGGGAGCTACGGTTGGCGGGGGTACAGGAGCACTTCTCGGAGGCCCGGCGGGCGGGGCATTAGGAGCATTCGCTGGAGCGGCCAGCGGAGAAGTATTAAAGTCAGAAGCTGAAGTAAAGGCCGCGATAAAAAAAGCGGAAGCTATAAGCAAAGGAGATGTTGAAGAGCTCGTGAAAATTAAGATGGATGAGCACAAGGGGTGGTTCGAAAAGACTGTGGATGGTATATATGACATACTGATGATATCCGCATTAGCCACAGGACTCTATTTCATATTCCATTTCTGGTATGGAAGACATTTTGTAAAAAAATTATCTAAACAAGAAACCTCATGAATGATACGCCTATGATTATTGGTTGGAGCGGAACCTTGGCCACAGTATCCCTTGGTCAATGGAATGAAATCATTGCTATAGTATGCGGGGTAGTAACCACCGCATATATGGCCACAAAATTAATCCAAACATTAAGAAAGAAAGACTGAACGATGGCAGAATTTAAACCATGCGAAGACTGTCCGGAAAAAAAGAAACCTCTCTGTTCCAAATTTAAAACCTGTTTAGGTGAGAAATCGGAAGGAAAAAAGGGAGATAAGAAACCGGTCAGAAAAGGTACTTACGGATAAGTTCCCAACCGGTTACTTTTTTGTAAACCGGTGTATATCTTCGCAGTATGGAAACAGCTACTGCGGAGGTTGACTCCCCGCAAACAGAATCAGAGTTTAGCATTGAGAATGCGTCCACGGACGATCTTCGCAATGCTTTGGGTATAACGCCAGCGACCGAAGAAGTTCAGCCTTCGACCGAAGCCCCACAGCCTGAGGACACAGTCCCAGAGCCGGAAGCCGAAAGTCAAAGCCCGGAGCCGCAAGCCGAAGAGGCTCAGCCCGAGGATACCGAAGCTGACGAGGAGGAAAAGCTTGGAAAGCGTAGGATTCGTCCTCGCAACGAATTGGATCAGCAAGTCATTGATTTGTACAGATCTGAAGGATTCCAAGGTTCTTTCGCCGATGCTTCAAGGATCATCTACGGTCAGGAAGCGCAACAACCCGCTCAGCAATCAATTACGCCCAATCAGGAGCAAGTCGAGGCGACCGAGCCCGACCCAATCAGTGGCATTGATAAACAGGCTGACGACATCCGTGCATCAATCCTTGAGCTTGAAGGAAAAGTAGAGAAAGCAGCAGAAGAACTTGAAACGACCGAAGCGCTGAAATTGCAGCGTGAGATCATGAAGCAAGAACTTCAATTGCAGACTATTACTCTCCGTAAAGAGCAAATGTTGCAGGAAAGAGAGCAGGTGGTTTATCAAACCCATCGCAGCAAAGCGATGGAAAGCCGTGACCGAGTCTATGACCGTTTTCCCGATCTGAAGGATAAACAATCAGTTTATCGTAAACAGTTCGATGATTATGTGACCCAGGCTCAGTCCGACCCCGACTACGCCGCAGTCTTTGACTCACCAAAATGGCCCGAAATCATTGCAAATGAATTTGCATCTTTGCATCAGGCACCGGTAGCACAGCAGGAGCAACTCGCTCCAGCCCCGGCTCCCGCTCCAGCCCCGCAAATGGGAACTCAGGCCAAAGTGTTGACGACTGGGACTACGGCACAACCTGTAAACGCTCAGGTTACCGCAGACGGCTTGCTTCAACAACTTCCTCAAATGAGTAATGATGATCTTTACAAATTGCTGGGGAGTCCAGGAGGAGCATCACCTCTAAGGTAATCTGGGTATCAACTATCATCACCCAATAATTACTAAATACAATGGCTATTAAAAGCATACCAGCAAACCCAGATCCCATTGCAGCAGCACAAGCTGCCGGCAATGTTGATCTCGTATCTAACACTACCTCTTATCAGGATCTGCTCTCAGGTCCTAACTCCGATTTGCGTTCAAGACTTTGGTCTGAGCTCGTATCTCGTGACGCAAGAGAAAAGAATATCTTCGCAAAGTTCATCGGTGGCGAAGGAAGCGGAGCTCCTATTACTGAGAAACGCGACCTATCCGCTGGCGGAAGCGACAAAGTGACTTTCACTACTGTTGCTCCTATCCGTGGACAAGGTGTTCGTGGGGAAGAAATCCTCAAGAATGCTACAGATACCCTCGACTTCGGAACTTTCTCCGTTGAGGTTGATCTCGTTCGTCACGCAGTATCCTGGACTCAAGTTCTTAAGCTTATGCGCTTCACCGGCAAAACCATCGATCAGCTTTCTGCTGAGGTTATGTCCGAGTGGATGAGTCGTACCGAGCAGGACCAAATCCAATACGCGCTTCGTCAAATCTGCTTGAAACACGCTACTGGATCCAACTTCATTTCTGGATACGGAACCGGCGCTAGCGGAGCTCTTAAATATGTTGACGGATTAAGTACCGACATCATCCAAGAAGCTAAGCAAGCATTGATCGCTAACGGTGCTGAGCCTATGCAAACTGGCGGAGACCAAAACCAAGAAATTCCTGGTTACTTATTCTTCGCTCCTGACGCATGCTTACGCCCTCTGCGTTCTGACCCCGACTACCTCGAAGCTATCACATCTGCTGATGTTCGCAGTGCAGACAACAAGCTCTATTCCGGAAGCTATGCCAAGTGGGATAACAACATCATTGCTAACCACAATGTAGTAATCGACACCGCTCGCGGTCGTCAAGGTTCTCCTCTTCTTCCTACCTTCTATGCATACAGTGCAATTGCTGACGCAACTGCCGCTGGCGCACTTGGTGGAAATGACGGAGATTACGCAGCTAACTTCCGTGGTGTACAAGTTCGTATCCCTGGTGGAGGCGGAGTTGCAATGGGTACTAACGACAACGGAACTTTCTATGTCCTTGGTATCGACACCAACGGTGAAGTTGCACTCTACGAGTACGACCACAACAATGTTTCTGCTGACCTCGGCGCGATTACCTTAAGTCGTGTTGCTGGTGACGGTGGATTGACCGGAAATGTTAAAGTGGGTGACGCTTTCGCAGCTGGCGCATTGTTTGTCCAAGCTAATGAAATCGGTACTCCTATCGGTTACGCACTCGCTATGGGTAAAGACGCTATGTACATGGCGAAAGGTAAGATCTACGGTGAGCAAATCTTCCACTACGACGACTTCGCAAACAGCGGAAATGAGGCACACCTCTCTGCTGTTGGTGTTCAGTCTGTCTATGGTATGGCTGCTCGTCATGACACCCGTGGAAGAGTTCCTTCCGTACAACTTGTTGAAGTTGTTCGTCAGGTTCCTGGGTTGTCCTTGACTCAGTAGTAATGGAACGGATTTTTCCCTCCCCATAACCAATCAAACCGGCCTCTCCTCGGCATTCGCTGGGGAGAGGCTTTTTATATACAATGAAGATCATAATATTAGGAAAAAGTAATCAAATGGGTGCTACACCCAATATTCGCGTAAAAGGTATGAGCCAAGTCCGTTACAATTTCGTTTGGGACAAAGAGATCAGACATTTTGCTTTCGAGCCTGAGAACCAAAAGCAAATAGATGATATCTTTCGGACTCAGGGTAAACTTTATAAGACCATGTTCTTTTCCGTATATCTTGAGACCAAAACCGAAGAGCCTAAGCCAAAGGCCAAAGCCCGTAAGCCGAAGGCCAAAAGTCAACCGGTAGCGGAAGAGCTGGCGGTTTCCTAATATTTTTTAATGATCGATATCACTTTCAAAGCTCTCAAGGATCAGCTTGCGTCTATGCTTGGAGCGGACGAAGCGGACGATCTTCCACCGGTCGATCAAAACCGTTTGGAGATATGTATCAATCAGGCACATCGTGAATGCTACAATCCGATTGATGGCCGACGGGCGATGTGGGCGCAGAAAAAGTTTACGCTGTCCTTTACTGAAATGCAGGCGGGAGTATCTCTTCCGAAACAAGTAACATCTGTTGATAAAATTCCAGTATTAGTAGGGGAGGGCCCGCTATCTCCAATGAGCGGCCCTGAGGCTGAGATTCGTGCCCGTTCTATTTTCTCATGGGATTTTAGAGCACCATCCGGTCGAGGATTGAGCTTTCCCATGTACAAGGAAAATGAAGCGGAAGTTGGCCGTCCTATCTGGTATTATTTGGATAATCGTGATGATGGAAGTGACGGAGATGTAATCCCGCGATTTTATTTATATCCGATCCCTGATAAGGCGTATGATGTCGAAGTCTATGCCAATATTATTCCCGACCCATTAAGTGCGAATACCGATAAACCGAGAATTCCTGGCGAACTCGTGTGGGATATTATGTACCCGATTGCACAGGCAAAACTACTTTCCGACCCGAGATATAATGGCGCAAATAAAGAATTTATTGCTCGTATGGCGGAAGAGGCGAGAAAAAGATTACGGACATTAGTCACTCCTCAGAAGCATAAAGGATCACTTCGTTTGACCCGCCGGGTAGGCTGGTAATGCCATGGCCAAAGACCTGACAATCAGGCTTCTCGGTCGTCCTCAGGTAACCAAGGATGATCAGGTAGGTTATCAGCGCATAGTCCGACAGTATGTGGTCGAAGGCTATAGGGCTAGCTATGCCGGTATCAATGATTCGAGCAATCCATTATTCCTGGCTGTCGGAACCGCCGATGAGGAATTTACCGATCATTATTTGGTAAATCAGAAAATCGCCCCTAAGCAGGGATCCGTTGATACTGCATATTTAACTAGAGAATTTGTTGAGATTCGGGATACACATGTTCAGGAATCCGTTGTAACAACCAATGATGTCCGACGAGTTCGTCGAACCTTTGTTGTTCTTCGCGCAATACACAGTCTAGGATATAACAGTTCCGAGTTTAATAACCATCCGCAAAATAACGGTGGTTATGAACCTTGGAGCTACGCACCTACATCCGTTAAAACCCCTCCAATCTCCGTAGCATACGGGGATGATCCCGGGCAGATCGCTTTACCTACTAACAAACCAATATCCAAAAATCCGGGTGTCGGCTACGACACTAACGGAGATCACGACCAAAACTTATATGATGTTCTGAACGGAAGAACCGATGTAAATACTGGCAACTGGCTCAAGGGTTCTGCCCAGGTATCTATGTCTCAGCCGGGTGTTGATGTCTGGAGTGTTGAATGGGTAACCCACGCCGCTCCTTATTGGAGTGCGGGGGTAAAACAAGGTAAATCCTCAGGTTTCAAACCGCCGAAGACTGTATCCTTTGACGAAGACGGACTGCGTATTGTTGATTTTGGAACAGGTAGCGGTGGATCGACTTACAATCAAATTGCGCAATTTAATTTCTTCGTAGTCGCGGACACTGTGCCTGCTAATTTTTCATCCTATTGGGGCGGAACTGGAAATCTGACACCCTCTGTTTTCGTAGACATTCGATTTACCGCACATGAAGGATCCAATACCAGCACTGGGCATAAACAACTAATCCCCAATGCCGTATTTCTTCACAAACTTAACACTGATATTAGATTTCCGAAATCCGCTGGTGGTGATGTCTCTGCCGCTACTTATTCCGGTAGTGAAAGAAAGATTACACTTAACGGAAACTATCAATCTTTTGGCGGTAGTGGCGTCTTAAAAGTTGATCCTGATCAACTACCTTTATATCAGGCTACTCCGATGATACGCGGTGGTGGAACGATATCTTGGGTTCATACATACAATAACACTTCTTCGTATGCGACAATAGCAGGTGTACAAGTGTCACCCATTTTTACCAGTGCAGACAGTGCCGATAACCGGAAAATATGGCGGGTAAGCATGACCTATGTTGGATGATGATAAGAGACTGCTCGAAGAGCTTCAGGAAAAGCTTCAGGAAGTAGAGTTAAAGCTTGAAGAGTTAGAAGAATCTTCTGACATGTCCGAGGTTGCGGAAGATCTTGGTTTTATCGAGCTAACTTCTTCCTCTAACGAGTTCTTTTTGCATTGGATCGATATCTCTGAAACGAACTTTTCAAGCTGTGCGGATGTCGATTCGGTAGAAAAAGCACAGGAAGCGTTTAGTCAGGCCGCGGAATATAGAAACGACACTGCCAACAATAAACGAATGATATCCCATGGGGATGTTTTGGTTCTCCTGTGTAACGATTCCGAAGAAACTGATAGCGGGGGTACTGTTACATATCCAGACGCATGCTATTATATTGGAATGTGTGTGGTGACTGATGAGGATTTGCAGGAATCTAACCCTGTAGCGGGAATCAAAATAGGATCTTCTATCCTACGAGGTACTACAAAAATAATGCAATTTGTCGCGTGGTATACATGTCCGGGGCAGGGTGGTGGCGATACTACAGGGCACACGGGTGATGTTATTGAATCGGTACTCGGAACTCCCACACATACGGCAAATTGTAGCGGCGATCAGACTATTCTAAATCTCACATTTCCGGTTACTGAAAAAACTCTGACTTTTCAGGACGGTCTTTTAAAAAGTGTAAGCAGTCCTACGCAGGGAACTCCGATCACCTCGACTATATATCTTCCCTGCTGCTGCGATGATGATCCCTCCTGTGCGAGTTCTGTTACCCTTCAAATATCTTCTATCGACGGTCTTAGTCCTTCTACATCACCAATCGTTGCAGTACCGGTACCAACTGGAAATTATACTAGCCCAAACTGTGCCTCGAATTACGGTGTTGAATATGACGAAACCGATCAGGTGAATGCTCCACACGATACTAAAACATTTAATTATAGCATAATCACTAAACAAGCGGCTAATACGGCTACCTATCCGAGCGGCTATGTAACACAGGTTACTGTAAATTATGTGAATATATCGGATCAATACACTTTAGTATTTCAAAAAGAATACATTCCTGCCGCCGGAGAGGGTGCGAATGATGTTGGTAATCCGACTTTAGGTCAGTACCCACCTCCGGTGACTTCTGTAAAAGTAACGGGGTCAAACCCTCCGACTACTTACTCGGGTCCAACAACTTTAACGCTTAGCTAGATATGACCAAAGACCAAAAACCAAACGAGCCGTCCAAAGGACTCGGTGATTCAATAAAAAAAGTAACCGAGGCATTGAGAATTCGTCAGTGCGATGCTTGTAAACGCCGACAGGAAAAACTCAACCGATTGTTCCCGTACAATAACGCTTCTAAAGATAAGAAGTGAGGTTTTTCCGGATACCGTCCTTCACCGGGATCGAGACGCATCGCGATGACGCCGATCGCGGGAGCCTTCGTGTAGTCGAAGGATGCTTGCCGTTTGGGCCGGGCGGCTTGCGTTCCGGTCCTGTGTGGAAAAATGTTGGTTCCGTACAGGTATCTTCACATGACGAAGAGAATCAGTTGTTGGCATCTGATGATGGAAATGGGAACTCAGCACTATTTGTCACTCGTCTAAATGAGGTTCATGAAATGGCCTTATCGACTACGGAGCACACGGAAGTTTCTATTTTTGTTTCAACATATTCAGTTGTCGACCCGCTCGATTTGTACCGTAATGAAAGGGCTGTTTTAAGCCCGGTTGGAAATCGTTTGTTTTCATTTGGCGATAGTGATGGAGAAGCCGTCTTTATCGGTAAAGGACCGCCTCTGGCTACGAGTACAGATGTTTATCCGGATGAATCATTATACAGCTACGAATGGTCTAGATTTCCAAACTGTAAATTCTTCGTCCAAGGACCAAAGAAAACACTCTTCGCCTCAGGTAATCCGGATAAACCCCTGACAGTCTATGTCTCAGAACCTGCGGGCATTACCAAAGACCCAAACGGATCACCCTACGCGATAAAAGATTCTCCATATTCAACTGAAGATCCTGCCGGGCTTGCTTATGGTGGGCGTCTTTCCACGGTCGATATTCTTGGATCAAATGCCAGTGAAATTACCGCACTTTCGACCCGAGGTGATCAGGTAGTAGTCCATACCGATAAAGGTTGCCACCTTCTATACGCTCCATCCTCCGACCAAGCGGAAACGGGCTACAGAGTTGAGCAGGCACCCGCAACCAATTTTTCCGCAGCGGTGAACCCGCAGGTCGTAGGCGGAGAGAGCGGAACCATGAGCTATTGGCTCGGACATGATGGACAAATTTATAAGGACGAATCCTCAAGCCGTGGGGCGGAGGATAAAAAATCACAGGCTGATCCTGATCAAGCAAGCTGGAAGGCCAAAGGTCTTTGGGAAAAAGAACTACCTATTGATCTGACAGATTCTTTCGCAACCTATGATCCACAAAGCGGAATGTATTGGTTTTTTGTTCGTTCCGATGAAAACAAAAAAGCCTCCGCGAACGATCTTCCGGGACGCTCATTTCTTCTAACTGCGGCACCTGATCTTCCCGGTCAGCCCACTAATTTTATTGCACAACTAGAGCTACCCGGGGGTGTGTCTGGATTGTCGGCTTTGCCCGATGCTCCTGGACAAGTTTCAACCTTGAGTGCATCGATCGGGATTCCAGGCAGCGTGTCCGGACTTTCCGCTTTTCCCGACGCTCCTGGGCAAGTCTCGGGACTGACTGCATCTATTCAAACTCCCGGAACTGTTACCGGAGTATCTGCTACTCCGGATCTTCCCGGAACTGTTACCGGAGTATCTGCTACTCCGGATCTTCCCGGAACTGTTACCGGATTGACATCAACCGTTTCTTTGCCCGGTGCAGTATCTGGTTTATCCGCACTGCCTGACGCACCCGGCATGGTTACGGGATTCACAGCTCAAGCAGCCTTAACGGCTCCGGGGGCAGTAAATGCTTTCGCCGCATTGCCGGATAGTCCTGGGGCAGTTAGCGGGCTTACCGCAGCAGTAGACACATCTTGCTCAAATATTGATCAGCATTATTGGAACTATGTACCAGCTTCTCACTGGGTAAACAGCTTTAAAGACATAAACGGTAATAATTTTGCTGTTTTAAGTGACGGATTAATGCTGACGGGTGTCCCGGTTTATGGAACCATCCTTGGAAGATTTACCGGGCAATATATTTATTTCCCAAATCACTCTATGCACGCCGCTTCCGCTCAAACCGATGCATATTATTGGGATCAATCTCAAGGCAGTGTGTACGCACATAAAATCCCCGAAGGATGGGATTCATATACTGGTACCCATTTAGGTGGTGTTTCTAAATACCTGGGAATAAATAGTGAGTATCAATATTGGTCGTTCCTGCGACCTAATGGAACTAACAGTTCTACAGGTGCTTGGCATTTTGAATTACAAGCCGTCGAAAAAATTAGTGGAACTTGGAAAAATGTTCAGTATAGAATTACTCAAACTTCTTCCGGGGCTTATGAAATAGGAAAGTGGTGGGGTATAAATCAGCTTGAGCGCTGGTATAAAGCGGATGGGGCAGTTTGCGGTATCACAGGTAAATACAATAACTACAGCTCTTCTAACTGGTTTCTCTATATTGGTCTCAACCCTTACAGCTACGTCAACACCAACTCAAGCAGCGATCGTGGAGGCGCTAGTCATGCGGACGGAACAACCTTCAAACTCGACTATACGGTCTAAACAACCGGTTGAGACATAAATCTAAAACATTAAAAATTAATACATCATGGCAAATATAAATTTATCTTGGAATGCACCATCAACTGGCGGTTCTGTCGCTGATTATAAGATATATCGCAAGAATGGAAGTCATACCAGTGCGGGAACGATAACTGGAACTCCCGACGCAGGTTTCCCAGTAACGGAACCGGTAAGTAATGGAACCACCTATGTGGACTCCTCTGCTGCACCTTCAACAACCTATTCCTACACAGTTGTTGCGTCGAATACCGCCGGTGACGGGCCCGCTGCAACTCCAGCCGAAGCAACAGCCTAAGCCCACAGGATAGCGGGCAGAAGACAAGCCCATGGCCTGTGAAACCATAGTTGTTACCAACACCCTTACGAACTCCATCTGTTCGGGGGAGTACGAGAAGCTGCCTGATGTTCAGCAATGGATTAATAAAAACAATCCATCCTGCCAGCTTGTAAAAGTTTACAACAATTCACTCAATAAATGGGAGTGGGTATTTAATGTAGTAACTCCGCATTCTGCTACACCTCCTCCGGGGGCAACACCCGTATATTCGGTTTATACACCCCTAAGTTTTGAGATTGAAACGGTGGGAGTTGACGAAGCTCTTTCGTGTGCAGCCGTGGATACTGCGGTAAATACCACCGCCATTCATACTGCGAGTACAGCGACTTCCTGGCAGACGGCATTAAGTTCCGGATCATTTACAAAACATCGACGGTGTATTAACGGGTATCTAAGCGACTCGAATTTTTCTTCTCAGGTATACAGCCGAATACTGTGGCTTTTGCCTACTGTAGATTCAAATCTGAGCGATGCACAGAATCTAGATAAACTTTATCAAATTGATTTTCTGACTCAGAACGGAACGAACGCAACAATTGATGCCGGCTACTGTTTCCCGGAAAGTGTTTACACAAGCACTCAACAGCATTTTGCCGAGTCGAGCAGAAATATTGATTATACCATAACGGTTAAAAACCCGGGAAATTGGGCTACCTCATACTGGAATACTACGGCAAACGATCCATTTTTTAATCTTATCGATAGGAATGCGGCACTGCTTCAAGGTTGTTGGGCGGCTGGGTGGAAACTCCCCATTGAAGTAAAATCAGACACAACGGCTACCAGCGAATGTCCCGCCGATGCTGATTGGACAGGGACAGGAATATCCATAGTAGCATCGCCCGGTCAGGTAACCAATTTAACTGCTACCGGATTGGCTATCCCCGGTCAGGTAACTAATTTAACTGCTACCGGATTGGCTATCCCCGGTCAGGTAACTAATTTAACTGCTACTTCGGACACTGTTTGCGAGGCGGTATCCATAAACGGATACTACCCACTATATACTACTGAAATTTGTGCTAATCAGAACGGTGGTGGAACCTCGCATACTCACGAATTTAACGGCGTTACCTATTGGATGCCGAACGGAGTTCCTAATTATCATGGAGATTATGAAGTTCCCGGACAGGTTACAGATCTTGTTGCAAACAAACCGTCATTTATAGGTTCTACGGAAGCGTCAAAATACAAAGGTTATCTCTTTAATGAACGAACCAACGCTTTGTCCGGGCCGTTTGTATCGGAAGATATTACTACGGTCACGACCCGTGACAATTCTGCTGAGATGTATTGTGTTAACTCGCAATACGAAATTAAGAAGACCGTACTCACTGATTTTAATGATCCCAATTTTCCCGCTTTTAACGACCCATTTTCAAATCTTGATCAGCCAATGGTTGATAATGAGCTGGGTGTAATTTTATCAGAATCAGGGGAAGGATTCCTTTATCGAGGGCGATACAAAAGCACACCATTTTCCGATTCTGTAATAGGTGGCGGAACCGTTGGTAATCCACTTTTCTTTCGCGATTGTTCGTTAGCCATCGCCGAGACAAATTGGATGCATCTGGGTGACGAGCACAACGAGAAGCAAATCCACCGGGTTGATCTAAGATTTCACAAAAATTCCTGCGGACATCTTTTTCTGTATGTCCAAAACGAAGAGGGTAAAACCAAAGGGCAGTATAAAGGTATGGTAAAAGAACACATGAAAGTGTTTACAAATCTGCGTGGGCGAGGTTTTAAGATATGCCTGATGATCGCAACCCATAAAGATCACCCGTGGGCACTCCGAGAAATGTCCATCGGGCATCTTTATGGGAAGAGTTTTTAATGGCTCATGTTCCGCGAGAAATTCATTGGATTGTAGCAATGATTCTCTTCTTTCTGGAACGCGACGCAATGGTTGACATGATGTTTCTCATACTTCGAACAATCTACATTGAAACACGCTAGGCGGCCCAGCAGGCGATCACTTTTTTATCCTCGATAAGATCACTGTAGCTTTCGCTCGTGGTCTTCGAATCTGCATGCCTGCAATATTTTTGCGAGGTGTATAGACTCTCGGTAGTTGATACAAAACTACCGAATAGTTTTCGCAGTTCATGCAATGGACTGGGTCGATCCCATCCGATATCTCTCAATAATTCCAAAGCTTCGCTGTAAACCGGGCGTCCATTATCCGCACGATTCTTGATTAAATAATCGTCGCCCGACGCTTTATTAAGAATTCGTTTGGTCAATGCTTTGTTTCCCATCGAATGGCCTTCGTGTCCACCTTTCGGCTTAAACTTTTTCTCCGCCTCGATATTAACCCGCGCCTTTTCCCCTTCGAGATTAAACCATGATCTTCGAGCATGGAAAATTTCATTCCGACGCAATCCAAAAATCAGGGATAATCCCATGAGCGTATGGACATCGCCGTTGGTCGTATGCCAAAGGTCGAAGGTCTTTTGGATCAAATCCATGGGCGGTAGCTTATACTGCTTGCCCAGCTTCTTGAAGAAGTCAGCTTCCTGAAGACTCTCATTAAAATCTACTGAAAAACCATCAAATATCTTATGATTGAATACCGCTTTGGTGGCTCGCAGTTTCGCATTGATTGTTCTTTTTCGGGATTGAATCAAGCCTTCATCGGTTAGCCCATGGAGCGCTAATGTTTTATATCCATTAATAAAACTCTCATTCAATTCTCCGCAGTCAAAATCATCAACATCCTTCCGGTTCGTAACGACCCGGATTACCCGTTTCAAATTATCCATGTAATCCTTGACCGTTTTCTTGGCTAATCCGAGAGCTGCCTGATTATCACGCAATCGTTTTTCGACATCCGAGACTTTCGGAGTCGGATCTTTTTCTGCCTGAAACCGCTTTCGGTTAAACATCTCAATCACCTCTTTTATCGGGTGCAATGTTTTGGCTGCACGGATCTTATCTGCAAGATCCAGTGCCTGGCGTTTATCAAACCCGAGAGGGAAGTAATATTGCTTTCCATCTACCATCGGACGGTAGAAGAAAACACTATTTGCATTCTTGCGATATATGCGTGTGCCTACTCGGGATTTAGCGCTTAATTTGCGCATAGGTGGTGTGTGGTTCATTCTCTTTCTGTAGTATGGGTTTTTCATAAAGTCCAATGTTTATGCGGGACCTACACTACATCTAGTACCCTAAATCAAAATTTTGAATCCGGCGCGTCTACCAATTCCGCCATCCGGGCAAAGTGTTGATTTTCAGTTACTTGACAAGTGTAGCGCATGGCTATACAATGTATATTATACGATATGGCGCCTAATTAGCGCATAGGCAAGTAAAATGAAAGATTGGTTAGATAAACAAAAAGAAGTGGAAAACGACATGCTTGAGTCCGTAAGTATTCAAGCGAAACAGATCTCAGAAGAATTGATTCCTCAGATCAGATTGTGCGCATTAGAAAATGAAATGTGCGCAGATATTATGATCAAGGTACATTTTGAATTCAATGAAAAGAATACTGAGATCTGGAGCGAGGGAGCGGTAGACTTTCCGCCCAAGCAATCAGTATCGGAATGTTACTCGATCGGCTATGGGGAAGATCAAGAAAAATCCAATTCTTGAAAAGCTAGGCCTGGAGGTCGATGAGGTACGGGCTGCGTTCTCGGTACCCGCACCGGAGAAGCCTAAGAAGAAAAGGAATTACCTCTACCGGGCTGAGCAACGGAAAATGTCCAACCGTATGCGAAAATGTAAAAATCTAATTTTTGCACGATACGAATCGGGTGTACATCCTAAGACGATAGCCAAAGCCATCGGCGTAAGCGAAGAGTCCGTAAGGGTCAGGCTTCGGGCCGCAGGCTTTTTTACACAGTCTTAAAGTAGTCCCAGTTCTCGCGAAACTGCTCTGTCCGAGCATTCGAATTTCCGCTGTGCGGATAGAACCAGACCGAAAGAGCGTTATTTAATTCAAGGCATGGGATGATGTACCAAGTGTCGACCGGTTCGACATAAGCACACAATATGTCGACCTTTGTACAATCTATCGACATTTTCGATCCTCCGCCCGTGCCGGCAAGGACTTTATAGCGGGGCTCCTTGCGTCTTTTGGTTTCAGCCCTGCCTGTGCCCTTGATTTGCACCCTAAACAGCTTTCCGGCCCCGTTCTGGACGACGCAATCAACCGGTAAGTCATCTCCGGCGGGTATGAAAAGCTCATACCCCCGGTCAAGAATGCTCGCGAAAAAACGGTACTCGTAAACTGTACCTCGTTTTTTATTCATGGGCTCCGTGGAGCTTCCAGCCATACTGCTCCTTGCCAGATCTCTCGATAAAACTAAAACCTTTCGACAGCATATGCTTCAAACCCCATCCAAGCTTCTTGGAATTTAAATCTTTCAGGAGCACTCGATTGTTCTCATTCGCAGAAAGTACAACCAAAAGCTCAGAGCAGGTGCCTTCCCATGAATCATCTTTTAATGTCTTTCTGAACATTTGAATGAGCTCAATGATATGAGAATAGCGACTGTCAGCAGATGCCATAACTTGTATCGTCTCGTTCATAAACGCCTTTACACCAAAGCGTAGGTCAACCATTTCAGGTGGTATCTCGTAATTCAAAAGCCAGCGGGCGAAGGCCGGAAGTTCTTTGATCGCATCTCCCTTCGTCTCCCATGTAAAAGGATATCCATCATTGCATTGAAAGATCATAAGCTTATCGCGAATGGACATATCCAGATCAGGAAGCAATTGCATGGAAACAGGATCAGAATTAAGTGTGATACTAATTCTACCTCTCCAATAGGCTCTACCTGATTTCTTGAACTTACCTTTAATCAAAAAGGTATCGTTAGCGGTATGCTCCTTGAGTCTCGCGGTAAATGCTGTGTGCATCGCGGAAGATGCGGTCGGCGCCTCATCGTCAACAAGCCACGCACCGTACTCGAATAAATGCTCCGTCCAGTCTTCTTTTCCGGTCAGGTAATCAGATGCTTTGATTCCTCCACCCAATAGTCCTCCGAGTATTACACTGTTATACAAAGTTTTCCCGCAATTAGGCGGGCCGACAAGAAAGTGTGCATGCCCCCTTTTGGGTACACCCTCGTACGCATTTGCGTACGCATAGGCCAGCCACGCTAATTCATACTTGAGCTGATCCTCCCCGAGCATATGTTCCATCCATGATGCGATGGTAGGAAAGCCTTCGCCCCAAGAGCCACTATCATCAGCGGGTGCGATCGGGCGAATCTTAGCGGTATTGAAGTACACACCATTCTCATGCTTCACGATTTTTGATTTTGTGAAGCAGAATGGAATACCGGCATCGACACGCTTATTCGAATGGATCATGTGCAGTGCTCGTCGGGATTCAGAAACATTCTCATGTCTGCCCGGTCTCGATCCTAGATTATATCGGCATTGCAAATCGAGCAGGGCATCCTCTTTTGAATTGATATAGAACCCACCGCGACCGTCCTCGATGAAATAGTTTCTACCATCCGTCCAATAATCTTTAATTGCTTCGCCAATCCTACCGACCTCAAAATCCTGAACAAATGCGGGAGATAAAATCTCAGCCCAACTATAGAATCCTTTCGGCATATTGAATACCTGCATGCCGGTATCACGAACAATAGCGGAATTTACACTCTTATGCTGTCCGCCCGGATCCCAATAGGTCGGTCCTCGGCTGCCTTCCACAAATTCACCTGGCCATTGATGATCAGGCCAAACCTTCTTCACCTCTTCAAATACAACATCCAATGGAATCGTCGGGCCCTGTCCTGTGAAGTCAGAAGATTTTGATTCTTCATACTGCCAGTAATTTATCAGGCTAGTCGAGATTCTAGCATTAGGACTAACAGGGCGCCAATCTGTGCCATGCAGGAGATAATGCTGTCTCTCAAAATTACCCGCATCAAATCCGCGAGCCAATGCATCCCGACCATCCAATTTCATTTCCTTGGCCAAGCGTTTCAGGAATCTAACATTACTCTTTGATCCATGAAGAAATATTTTATCCTCAAAAAACCAAACAGCGTGGATTCCGCCATTGTAACTCCTGCTGATATAATTGACCGGATATTCATGATCAATCAATCGTCTGACAATCTCTTCGAATTGCTCATCCGTAAATGTGGCATCCCAATCGACGCAAACACCGTGAAGATATTGTGCAGGATTCTGTGAGCTTACCCGCTGATTGGGATCTACACCCTCAGCGGTCGAGTAAGCGTTATATTTAGTGGTCGGTCTGGCCGCCCATGATTTGTAATCGTTGGAATTTTTAAATTCCGGCAACTCAAAATCAAGCTCCCATGGCTTGATCTTACTGACTTGAGATGCGCTTAGATTCGGGATCGAAAATAGCTCCATAATAAAGTACCTCTTCTAATGTTCTAACTGTTGCGAATTCCAAGTCTGTTCGATAACAGCTCAGATTCTGTAATTCATAATCTATCTGCTCAGAGTTGAGCCCTTGTTCGGATATGTGACTATCCTCTTTTGACGGATCGGACGGGCGTACAACTCGTACAATCCTTCCTCCTCGTGCATGGATCGCGGCTGCTTCATTTGGAAATCTGACATCATCAATGACATAATTTTCTTCATCATTTAACTGTCTCATCAACGCAGTAACCCATATGTCGGAAGACACTAACATGCGCCCCCATTCCGTGCCTAGCGTTTGCATCATCTCTCTTGGACTTTTTCCAAAATCCTCAATGACCTGCTCCTTGATCTCCGGGTCGTATAATTCTTCACGGGATAATCCCATGGCCCGAAGCATATCTTTAATCGGAGTCGCAAAACTTCTAGTCTTATATCCAAAACGCTCTTCCATAATTTCAGCCACAGTACTTTTTCCGCAGCCCTTGAATCCTGTTAATCCAATAATCATTTCGTGTACTCCTTAGTTATAATTGCCTCACTATCGAGTGGCACATCCTTCATCCACTCGGGGCCTTGTTTCATCAATTCCTGAATATCCGCTTTCGCATGTAGTGCATTCTCTTCGTCTACCTCGACAACGACTTCATCGTGAACATGAAGAACAACCTTAAACCCATGATCATGCAAATTATTGAGAATATGACCGAAGCAATCACGGGCAGTTGCCTGAACACTGTTCTGAAAAAGATTTGCTCCGTACATCTTTACCCTGCGGACGCTCCCTTTTTGTGTGGCAACTGTTACCCCGTCAGTCTCATGACGACAGCGGAAATATTTTAGACGACGACCGCTAGGGATCTCATTATCAAAATCATCACCCGCACCAGCTGCCTCTTTCAATTGACGATCCAGACTTTTCCATTGGCTAGTAATCTTGGGATTCTTATCCCGAAAATCCTGGACTTGGATAAAGGCATTAACCCATTGCCGACGGTCGTAGGTCGAAAGGGTAGGGTACATCGATCCTTTTCCCGGCTGATATGTATTCGCGAAATTCTGGAACCGTACCTCGTCCTTACGACTGAAATCCATATCCAGGATTTGTTGCTGACCATATTGTTTAACCGTCTCCGCAAATTTATGCCATCCCGATCCGTAGCCCAATTGGAGAACACGAACCTTGGCTAGCAGATATAACTCAGGATCTTCATCCTTTAATTTCCCGCCTGTCCATCCCATCGTCTGCCTAGCATGTGCTTCATACGGGCTCATTCCCTGCTTTATCAATTTTAGGAAATCCATATCCCCAGCAATGAATGCTGTAAGCCGAGGCTCGATCTGCGAAAGGTCGGAAACAATAAATGTCTTACCCTCAGGTGCGGTGATAACATTTCTGATATTTACACCGTACTTTGTCTCCCGTGGCATATTCTGAACATTGAATCCTGCATCACCGCTCCATCTTCCGGTAGCATCCGCTCCGAAATATTTCAGATTGTATGACATTCTATCTTCTGTGGTCAGACGATCCCTGATCGATTTTAATCTCTGCAAATGCATATTGATCCGATTATGATTCTGCATAGCTGATACAAAGGTCAGTTTATCTCCATGCTCGGCAATCCAATCGGCTAGCGCTGGGCTGTCCTTGGCGAGGCTTTTAGGAGGCTCAACCCCTGCCTTCCGGCATTCTATCGCCATCGCTTTTTTGGAATATACTACATACTCCTTTTTCGTATCAGGATCGATCTCTCCATACCATGGCAATGATTTCTTTGCCTGGAATAAAGTCTCCTCCAGACTATTGATCCCATCATCCAATTTCTGAACATCGATCGGTAATCCTTCCCATGACATGGCCCTAGTTAATTTGGACAGAAGCCGTTCTGTCTCAGGCCAATGGTCGTAGAGCTCTTCAAATATCTGATAAGTATATTTCGAATCATCCAATGCGTATTCAAGAACCTGCTTGGATTCATCCATCGCGATCATATCGTCCCATGTTTTATCCTTCATATTCTCACGGACAGCCTTGTCCATGTCGGCATTCAATATCTCCTTGGCTGATCCTTTCAGATTCCTCTGATACTGAAAATATACGCACATATCAGCGGTACATATCCAGTTTACTTGGATGTCAGGAATGATGCCTTGCTCAACGCATTTCTCAAAGCATCGCTGATCGAACGATGCGTTGTGTGCAATAAAGGTATATCCATCAAATTTTTTCCAATCTTTAAAATCTGATGTCTTTCCGACATAGGAAATCTCGGGGCTCCATATCGCTACCAAATAGGCATCGAACTCAGGATGATTAACATACTGATATGTACTACTACCCTGAATCGAATAGGTCTTAGAGTAGTAGGTTTCAAAATCTAATGCTGCAAATTTTTCCATATTATTTTTTGTGGTGTGTGGTTGAAATATGGCTGTGGAAGTGAGGGAGCCCGAAACCCTAAAACGGACTCCCTCCACACCACAGCTAATCAATATGGATTAGCAAAATTCGCTGAGCCAATTTACGAACTTTTCATCATGCAGCTTACCCTTACGGATCTTTGGCCCATGAACGACATTGCTCCCGAACTGATATTTTTCAGTCGTTAGCGTAAAGCTGCCGTGCTTGAGCCCGTTCCGATAATAGGTAGCGCCAGCCGAGAAGATCGGTTTTGCTCCTTTATCATATGCTGTTCTTTTGATTCTCCACAGCGCGAATGCATATTTCTCCTTATTGTACTCAAAAGGAAATGCTTCATCGGGAGATCCTCCCTTGATGCAGATCAATGCATCCGCCATTGGTTTCCAGTCGGGCTGCACCCATCCACCGGCATCATCGCGATGTCCCATGGTTGTGCCTCCGATTTCTTTCTGTTCAGCCGGGGTTACGATTCTTGGAATCTCTCCCTCACCGAAAGGAATATTCTCCTCGAAGAATTTTCCGATCCGTAGAACGGTGAATTCAACTTCGGTACTTCCATCACTGATCTCGAACTCGCTGTCGAGAACAATTGCTCCCTTGCGGAAGTTCTCACTCAAGGGTCCTACGCCCTGCGCAATCCCGAGCTTAGGGAATTGGATATCTGATGCATCGAGATCTCCGGTAATTCCCGCTCCCGCAGTTGCAACTGCCATAGCACCGGTAGGTGCTCCTTCAATGATATCTGCGGTCGCTTCCGCTACTTCTGTTTCTTCACTTTTTGACTCTGATAATGATGCTTTTGCCATCTTTTTATATCTCCTGTCTTCTATTGGTTATTGTTGTTTTAGTTATGCGAGTGTTAACTATTGTTATACACTCACTTCAAATTTTTTGACTTCCGTAAAAATGGAGTCATCGAACGCTCATCCTCTGAGAGAATGATACCGGCCTCTTCGAGCGCCCCATCGGTAGCAGCCCGAGCATTTTTCTTCTCCC